ATGACAGAAAAGTTAACTGAAGCACGTATCAAAGCCAACAAAAAATGGGACGAGAATAATAAGGTTCGTCTGGGATATTTGAGACACAAGGCTAGAGCTAAAAGCTTTATTTCTAAGGATCCCAAACCAGGTGCTACTAACCATGATGAATATCTTGAGGATTTATTAGAAATAAAGAAAATGGTAACTGATAGAATAAAAGAAATTAATCAATAATATTGCTCAACCTATTTAACTTGCTTATATAAATCGTACTGCCACTCATATGAACTTTTCTTACCACTAAGAAAAACAAATATAAAAATTGAAAAAACGAAAAAGCCAAAAGACCACTTGAGGATTCTTTTGGTTCTTCTATACCCACTGATAGATAAATCTGCTTTTTTCAAAACAAATATGGATGCTAACAAGAATAAAGCGGATACCAGACTAGTAACCAAAAAAACACTGTATAAAAAACCAACAACATTCATCATAAAAGTATTCATTATAATTCTCCTATAAAAGTATTTATATACATGATACACAAAAAGCGCATAAATCACTTTAGCAATTGTGATTTATGCGCTTTTTTATTAATTATTTAAAAACTATTCTATCCATTAAACCCTGATCCTTGAGCATATTGAATTGGAATATATTCATCAGTAGCAACCTTATAACACAATCCAACGTTAGGAACGTTGGTCAACTTATCTGAAGTCTTCCACTCACTACCACCTTTGAACGTTTGATTAGAGTCTTTGATAGCTTGTCCTTCTGAGTTATAAGCATTAACACCGTAATCAGAACGATAGTTGATGACTAGCTTATCTTTGAAGGTCGTAATTGCTTGTGGAATCAACGTATCAACGCCAATCACATAATAAGGTCGGTCATTCACCGCCACAATACTTGCTGAAATCCAATCTGATCCAGAGATGACATTTGTTCCAATATTAGCCATTCCTTTACCATTAAATGTTGCATATGCTTTATAGTCATTTCCTTTAACTGAAACAACATTACTAATCGATGCACGTGGATCAACTTTTGCCGCTTGATCGGCTGTATAGAAGTTCGTATAGAGTTGAGACACATCAAAATTTCCATAGCTGCCTTGAAATTTATATGTACTCCCCCACTGCCAACCATTATTAGAGCTATACCAACTCTTGCCACTAGCATTGTACGGATAACTCGCAATCCAACCAGTTCCAGTGGGAACAACAAATCGGTTATTTACCCAACTACCCATGGTATAGACGTCACTTCGATAACCGTACTTTGCAACTTGGTTCATAAAAGCTTTATTATTAGCATTCATTTGAGATTTAGTTAATCCAGCTTGTGAACCATCCTCAACATCGGCAACTAGTACTGCGCCTATCGGTAATCCATCTTGTTTAGCCAAAGCACTAGCATAATCAGCCTCAGCCACTGCTTGGAATTCAGTCTTATATTTAGCATAGTGATATCCATTGATATATAATCCAGCGGCTTGAGCAGTTGAGATGTTATTAGCTGCCGTATAGTCGTGATAATAAGTACCCTCACTGATTTTAGTAACCACAGACTTAACGCCGTAGTTATTTCTCATATCTACAAAGTTAGCTGTAGTCATATACCCATTGTGATTAGATACATCAACCATATCGGTACGAGCAGCATCAACATTAATACTGAAAAAAAATAGGCCTGCTAAAAGCAGACCTACCATATAAACTAATTTACATTTCATTTATTTGTTACTCCCGATTCTTTATAATCACTCTTAACGTCTTTGACCCCAGTGAATAATCCCGCGGTGAAACCACCCACTAACAAACCAGCTAACACTGCTTGCCCAATATTGGCATCTTTGTAGATTAATGCAACTCCTACCGCAATTAATACGCCTAATCCCATCGATACGAATGGCATATATTTTGATGGCAAGATGTTGTTCGTCTTAATCACTTGTGTAATTCCTGAACACAGTGCTGCAACGATCGTTAATTGTACTGCATCGATTAAATTCAATGACTGAATCCATTCCATTATTTGCCTACCTCGATTTCATTTAGTTTATTTTTCAAATCTCCCATTTGCCTGGTAAGTGAATCAACTACTTTCTTCTGTTCAATTAGTTGAAAAGTTAAATCTGACACCTGGCCCTTTAATCCATCACGTTCTTCTGTTGTTTTATCCAATCGCTCAAATAATTCTTCAATATGATCAGCGTATATTCCTTCACTATTATTCTTATTCTTTAATTGCTGTAGCCAGACACCAAAGAGACCAGTAATGAATGCACCACCTAATGCCGAAATCACAACTTTGAATGTCTCGATCACCTGGCATCACTCCAAAATGCTTCAAATAATATTCTTATCACAATAAAGAAAGTGAACACTGTACTGAAATGTGGAATCATGACCGGTGCTGCCAAATCATGAATTAGAAACATTATGAAATAAAACGACCAAATAAATAATAGTAGGAACACAACGATATCTCTGACAGATCCCTTTAGTTCACCACAACTAGCAATCATTGAATACAAACCGACCAGCACCAAAGCAATTGCAATCTGAGGCGCATCAATGTTCGTAATGAAGTCAGGTGGCCTGCCAATGAAGTCATCGGTTTCCAAGAATAAAATTCCCAAAGCAAAAACTTCAAATCCTGTTAAGAACCAAAAATGATTCTTTCTTAAATATCGCAATTTAATCACCTCTTTAAATTAAAAAAGCTAGTCTCTCGACTAGCTAGCAACGTAATCTTCTCCAGTGATCTCTTTGTATTGATCAGCGGTCAATGTATTAGCTTTGACATAATTCTTGATACTGTCCTTGGTACGTGTACCCCAACCTAATTGTAATTTTAATAGAAATACCATATTAGTTTCCTCCTGTTGTTGATTGTAATTGTAGATTTGTTAGTTCAGTGATTGACTGTTTGATGCTTTCGATATCTTGACCTTGAGCCATTAGCATACTGGTTAATTCTGTTTGTGATTTTTGATTTTCTTCATCTGGCGTTAGTTGTGATGATACGTGAACTAACTTGTTATCAAATTGTCGTACCGTCCATAAATACATTTCACTAACTAAAAAGGATGGATCACTTTCAACTAGTGTCCAACCTTTAATCTTTGATTGTTTTTCTGCAGTTTTTGAATCTGCAAAACCGATTATGGATCTAAATGAGTCCATCATTACTGCAATTTTCATTAAGCTTACCTCCTAATATCCTTTTACATTTTCAATATCAATACTTAAAGTTGAAGTCCCAGGATTGGCATTAATGAATAGCTTGATTCTTTCAATAGAAACCCCACCATCAATAACAGTTACAAATTTCTTTGTAATATCAGGATTGTATATAGTTTTTATTGACATTGCAATAACTTTAGGACTCCAATAATATGAACTGCCATCTGAAGTCCAATTATCAGTAGTATTGAAACTTTTAACAGTGCTCAAATCGACAAGCTGTTTAGATAAATCTACTGTATTACCATTTATCAAATCAATTTTATTTACTTTTATACTCTTTGGAAATTGAATATCTGAAGCTTTAAACCTGCAATAAGGCATTCCATTTTCGAGGCTAATAACAATATAATCACTAAATGTTATACTAATTCCATTTTTTATATTTTCAAAAAAGTTTGTAACACCATTAAAAACAACGTCTCCGGTTGCTGATCCATCAAACAACGACATATCAGGCAATGGAATTACAGATTTCTGTGTTGAAAATGTAGCAATCTTATCAACTATGACTTCATAATTAGCACCTGTGGCACCACTGCTTTCTCCATCGTTGTCATATCCCAATAACGTTTCAATTGAGATTGTCTTATCAGCATTGAAAGTAAGTAGCAACCTAGGAGCTTTTACGTTCTTTCCACTTAATCCCTCGCCAATGCCGTTAATTGGAATTGATACTTGCTTATCAACGACCATATCACTTGCCTTAATATAGATAGGGTATGGTGAAGTTGTGGTAAAATATCCATCTTTCAAGATATTAGCGGTATCGTAATTCAAAGGCAGATCGGTAACATCACCTTTCTCACCAGCTGTGAATGCTGTCTTCTGTAGATGAACTAAGAATGTGATACCATCACCAACCATGTTCATCTTTGATCCAACATCTCTCAATAATGTTGCTGATGTGACAGTTGACGGATCACTTGGACCTTTCCAAAGTAGGTATCTTTCTGTAATCTCACCATTGACCAATGATCCAGGATAGTAATCCACTCCAGCACTTGGGTGATCACCGCTATCACCAGTATCTGTATTTCCTCCACCAGAACCGTTGTCAAAAACAACTACACCATTCTCATCTGGCAAATAGTTCTTATCCCCACTTCGAATAACCTTAATATTCTTCTTATCACGTTTTCTCGAAGCCACAATAAATTCTGAAAGTTTATTAGCCATTTGTATCCTCCTTATTCCAATCATCGATCACAGCTTGAGCATCAGCAGTTATCGAATCATCAACATTGATATCACCATTACTGATCAAACTAATTACCTCAGTTTTTAAATTATCCTTAGTGATCAAGTTTGCCTGATTGATCTGAGCCTTCAAATTAGCAAGCGAAGTATTCAATGTTGTCTCAAAGTCTGATTCTTTACCCTCAAGCTTGTCTAAATTAGTACCTAACTCATCAAGCTTCTTCTGTTTCTCACCAATTTTATTCTCAAAATCAGCTAGAGTTGCATCGATTTTTTCTTTGTAATTATCCAAAGCATCCATAACTACCTGATCAAGGAAATTAATCATATAACCAGTGTGTTTGTATGCTGCAGCTGTTAATTCTCCAATATTAAATAGAGCACGTTGCATTTCTGAAATGTAAAATGCCATAGGACGTGGGAACGCCACGTTATTAGAAATGATATGCAAATCAAAGTCCAACGTGATGGCACGTGTAACACGGTCTTCACTTTCAATAACCAACTGGACTGTATGATACTTACCAGCAGTCAACGCTACTGCTTCCTCAGGCTTCCAATCAATTTCACCAATATTGGCATTAGTGGTATCAAGCCCTTCATCAGTTGAAATCAAATGCCACTGACCGTCATATCCTCGAACTGAGAACATCTTATATTTAGACAAGTCCGCAGGACCACTTTCATCCCAAACATGCATATGAATAGCATATGAACTAGCTTCGCCTTGACGTAGGTACGCTACCGGTAGAATTCTAGCTTTTGTTGCAGGATTATAAATATTTTGTGGAACTAGATGATTACTTTCATCATCTGTTTGCGCCTTTGGTAGATAGAATGCTTTTTGATGTCCCATATAGAACAACAATGGCTGCTCGAGCGGAATGTCAGCATTAATCTTGTCATATGGTTCTTGGTGATCCGCATCGTTATCACTATATGCCAAGGGTGGTAACATTGGATCTTGCGTTTGTGAGTCTTTAATATCGTCTACCATTTAATTACCTCCTTTTATTTGTCCCAATCGTCAATAACAGATTGAGCTTCATCAGTTACCTGGTCGTTCACATCAATATTGCTTGGCATCTGATCTGAACGGCTTGGATTGTGGAATGTTCCAATTGTTGTATTGTTTGGTAATCTACCTTGAATATTGGAGATTTTTTTGTTTTGGGTTTTCAACAGGTTATCCACTTCAGTCTTCGAATAATATTTAGTCTCAACATTCTCATGCATAAATTCCGATACGCTGACATTGATTAGCTTCAGAATAAACGATTTGAAATCACTCAATGAAGTCTTGAATTTCGTAAAGAAATCACGCTGATCAATAACATAACCGACCATTGAATTAACAGTGGTTTGAATCTGCTTGCGATTGTTATTCAAATCGTCTCGAGCATTGGAATCAACAACACCATTCCATGAATCTAAATCAAGCTTTGCTAGATTATTAGGTAGCTCAGGCGTATCTGGCCAAACCACTTTGTCATCAACATTGCTGAACTCATATAACTCAGAATCATATCCACCGTCATCATTCTCCTTAGCAATCACAACATCCTTCCCATTTTTGAAAGTAAGAACAACTTTCTTGCCGTCCTTAGAATTCAAATTTAAGTTGGGAAATTCTGATGCGATTACTTCTTTAGATAAATTCAATTGATCACATCCTTTCTTGAATATCTGATACCACGCCATTTACTACATTGAAGTAATAATTGGTTGTCAGTACCTCGATCATTCCATTATCTTCATCAATAAAAATCGCCTGTAGAATTCCCTTGGGAATATTTGCAGGCTTATTTACTGTATTCGAATCAAAATAAAAAAGACCTGGAGTATTGATCGACTTCAAATCTTTAACATATTTTGCATATTCTGTTTTGTTTCCTATCAGACTGTTTACATATTCAGTTAATCCTTGCACCGCTAAATAATGAGTCTGTGGATAAAAATATTTTCCGTCAGTTGGATCGGCCATCCTCTTGATATCAATCATTATACTTCGCCTACCTTTGTTGTTAGCCATGGATTGGTAATTGAGCCGTTGGATAGAGATATGGCTGCGTTATATCTTGCATTTGCTAATGATGTTTGAATAGACAACTCATAGTCAGAAAGTGTCTGAGGAGTTGAATTTAGGTTAATCTCATAGCTATTTGAATAACTTAAAGGATTATATTTAGAACTTACAACTGTTACCCAAGTAGTGAAATTCTCTGGTTGAATATCACAATAAATCATATCACCGATATTTAATTCGTTATCACCTGAATAAGTGAGTGTAATATCCACAGTTGGTTCAGTTTTCATTTGAGATAATGCATATTTTCTCATTTCTATCGGATCTTCAATATCATTATTGGTTATTGCAGGTCCAGGACGTTCACCCCATTCACTAATAGACTTTTCATCTCTAATTATAAATGGCTGAAAGTAATCTGTTGAATGATCATCAGGTGCTGCATCGTCATCGCCCTTATTTACCTCGGTTGGTTCGACATCAGTATCACCAGTAAATACAAAGTTATCAGCACAGACCCATTCGTTAGTTGCCACTCGATACCAAGTTTTACCATTAGCACCATCGGTAATCTCACCATTGATTTTCCATTGAGTACCATCAGATAATTTCCTACCAACTTCATGTTGAGGAGTCCAGGGTGAATCATAAATAATTGATTCAGTGGGTGTTACATCCCCTGGTGATACATCTGTCTTACCGCTAAAGTCTAATTGATCTTGTGGTACCCATTCATTAGTTCCAACTTTGTACCAAGATTTTCCTTGAGCACCATCACTAACAGAAGCACTAACTCTCCACTGTGAACTAGGAGATAATGTTCTCCCAGTTTTATTTTGAGGTGTGAAAGGCGAATCGTAAACATAAACAATATTTGACTCTTTGGAATCACTAGAATCAGATTTTGTAGTATCAGAGTCATCGTCACTAGATTCGTCAGTCTTGTCATCAGAATCCTTAGTAGAATTACTATCTGTTTCTTCAGCTTTTACCGTTCCCTGACCTGTTACTGGATTTATTGTGTGATCTTCAGGTTTAACATTACCATCCTTATCAAAACTAATATATTTAGCATCAACCCACTGGTTGGTGGCAACCTCGTAATAAATTGTATCATTAATAACCCTCTTATTATTAATGGCCCAAGTAGTTCCATTATCTAAATGATTAACTATTGAGTCTTGCTTCTGTGGATCACTCAAAGCTGGTGCTCCACCAACAAAACTCACTGTTCCAACAGCATTACCAATAGGCAAGGAATTGCCACTACTTGTATTTTCTTTATCGGAATCAGTAGAAGTTTTTATCGTTCCTTGTCCAGTAACTTCTGTAATAATATGATTCTCCGGTTGAATATCTCCATTCTTATCAAACACAATGTATTTTTCATTTACCCAACCATTAGTAGAAACCCGGTACCAAGTTTCACCATTTGCAACCACTTTGCTATCCATTACCCACTTAGTTCCATTAGGTAAAGTCTGAACAGTATTCGTCGGTTTATTAGGATCATCTACAACAGGCGCTCCATTCATAAAGCTGATTGTCCCAACAGCTGTTCCGATTGGTGATGTCACAGGTGCATTAGTCTTACCATATACCCGTGCAATATTCTGAATTTCAGTTGTATCAATATTAGCCGTAAATGTAGGCGTGTCATGTATATATCTAAATGACTTATCAGTCTTATGCTGCCACTTACCCAATGGAATTAACGTAATATTCTTATTATTAGCAATAACTACTAAATTGAACTTTTCAATACAATCATTGATACATTCCAATCCAGATTTTTCACCATAATCAGTAAAAGTTGCAGTTTCTGTACTTCCCTGAACTTTCCAAGTAAATCCGTGATTTCCAAGTTCATTCTGATCAAAAATGAAACTCATTAAGTCACTTGCCGAAAGCTTCTTGGTTCCATTAATCTTGTCATAATTATAAACATACTGGCAATCGAACCAAATATGAGTAGCTGACACTGTACGTTTCAAATCATAGGCTTCATCATCCTTTTCCGCCTGTTTAATACGATATTTTTGACCATCAAAAATAATATAATTTTCATTTTGTAACAGCTGATAACCAATACTTTCATCATTCACAGCAGTAAAGTCAATCTGATCTGATTTATTCATTTCAATGGAATTACTTAAAGAGTCACGATCAATACAAGTCAAAGTTTCATCATAAACACCATCTTTATCTTGGACTCGGTAACTATCAAACTTAATCATAAGTAGATAAATGGAAAGTCAAAAGTCACAGTGCCATTAAAACCACTTAAGTTAAAACTATTCCATCCCTTTTGCAAATTAATATGACCATGATTTGTATTGATTTCACACGCTGCACCATTAAGAAATGGATGAACCCCTTTAAGAATTAATGAATCATTTGATGAGATGCTTTGATTCATTTGAAATGTATCACTGGTATCATTATTGGTTAAAATTGGAGTTCCTGATCCTTTAAATAGAATATCTAACTCGTGGTTCTGCTCATACGGTTGTATATCAAAATCAGAAGGATTATAGATTTTGAAACTACCTGCGTAATGAGTGTAACTAATATTAGTACTGGATAAATTTAGATTATCAGTGATCAAATCTTCTTTATTAATGTCTATTGGAAAATCTGTTGATCTAACGACCGAGTACATATAAGCACTTGGTATTTCAAACTCCACTGAAAAGGATTTATCGTAAAATCCAATATCAGTATAAGAAAAAGGCTTAGGTATTCCGTAAAAACAACGACCAATGTCATAGCTTTGACGTACTCTTACCAAGCCTCTATTAAAGAACTTATTATAAAACTCATGAAATCTACTCTCTAAATCTGTACCATCAGAAACTTCTATCCAAAAATCAGCTTTTGCCGTTCGAGAAGCATAGATAATTGGTCCTTGTTGAATCTGACCATCAATACCTGTATTTGTTTTGAAATTAGTTTGAGGTTGAGGTGAGCTCACTGTTAATCTAGCAAAATGTAGTCCTTGATAATTACTTATTTCAAATTCATCTTCACCATCATTTTTTAATAGCAATGAATCTTGACGGTATCTACCATTCAATCTTTTAGGCAAGTGATGTACCTCCTTTAACTTGGAATTTAGTCATTCTACGATTTTGTAATCCTATCTTGTCAAAAATGTTTGCAACATCATTTAGAGAACTAGTATCACTACCACTATTACTTGATAATGCTTCATATAATTTACCAAGTAATTTATTTTGAACCTGCGTCATCAATAATTGTTGCTTTTGATTTTCCTCAATGCTTGCAGTATCAACATTAAAGTTTGTATTAGATGATTCATCGTTACCACCAATAGTATCCTTGGCTTGCTGAAGTATCTGTATAGCTCTCATTTTATTATTCAGGGGAATCATTACTTCAGGGCCGGCTTCACCACCAATAATATTAGTTGGTTTTGTCAAAAAACCACCTGCAGCCATGAACCTTGGTCCAGATGGTCCACTAGCTGAACCACGCCATTCACCATATTTACCGTTATATCCCATACCCATGTCAGTTCTCCAAGTTGCATCATTAAATAATGCAATCAGTTGATCCAACGGGTTATGTATATTGGTGTGTCCAGGCATAGCGTAGTTAAGAAATGTTGGCAAAATATACTGAAGAATACCAGTTGATGGATGCCCTGCCTTAGCATTACCATCCCAATTGTTAGTGATATTAGGATCACCGCCACTTTCATTGGCAATGATTCTTTCAATCATATCCACATTGAAATCAGTTATAGTTTGATGCATAAATGCGGCGGCTGCACGAATCATTGGGCCATATGCTTTAGCCGGTCTAGCACCACCAGCACCACTGAAATCCATATTCTCTAATTCTTTTTTAACTGGTCCAGCAATTGCTTTTAAAAACCCATTTGCTAGTGATGTACCAAAACGATTAACAAACTCATTACTACTGAAACTGGCCTTCTCAAAGAATGGCTTCTTCAAAAATGGTACTGGGTCTTTTTTTAATTCATCTAAGTGTTCAAATACGTAATCAGTCATATCAGCAGATGTCTTTTGAGTATCGCCTTTACCAGTCGCATGATGAGGTAGATTGGCTACCATTCCCATAAATTGCTCAGATAAATGATGAGGTAGAATCGATGTTTCAGGAGATAAATATCTAATTTCCTCGCCTTTAGTACCTACTGGATAAATTCCACTATTCTTGTCATAAGCTAGTTCATAACCTTGTTCACCAACTACTGCTAATCCTCCAGGAGTACCTGCTGTACCAACAGCATATTTAGCAAGATTTAATGATTTACCACCAAACGCACTGATAACAGAATTAACTCCACCAATGCCTTTGTTAATTTCGGAAATGACCTTACTCATTGATTTACTTGCAAGTCCAGGTAGTGAACTAAATGATGTTTTGAAATCGCCTTTGACTGAAGATAACCAACTCTTCCATTTTTTTAGAAAATCACTTGTAAAACTATTCTCTCTTTTAGAAATAGAACTCATCTTACTGCTATATGTACTAGCAGCGGTTGAGAGCCCAACTTTCATATCTTCAGACGTATTCTTCCAAGTATCTTTCCAGTTCTTATTGAACGATGATTTGAAGTCCTTGAGTGCATCAATAATTCCATCAGTATCATTCTTAAAATCTTTATCAAATGTAACTTTCGATGTTGCCTTATTGGCTTCTGTTATCTGAGAACTGAGCAATTTACCAATATTCTGCTTATTGAGTGTTTTAGTAAGATTCTGAAAATCCTTATCTAAATTAGCAAAAGGATCAGATTTGCCATATAGCTTCATGAATTTATTCAAATTCTGGAATGCTTTTTGAATATCCTTTATTGGCTTAGCAAACTTAGTCCAATCTTTAGTATCCTTTTGAATACTCTTGGTCAACTTATCAAAGGCTGATGATAAATTATTCTTCTTTAAATCTTTAGCCATATCATCAAGATATTTAGTTACCTTGGTATTCTTCAAAGTAGTTTCCAACTTTGGTAAATCTTTGTTGAATTGTGCAAATGGATCTTTCTTATCCATAGACTTACCAAACGAAGTAAGTGTTTTAAATAAGTTGCTAAGTTGATTAACCGGTTTTGATAATTTACTCCAACTCTTTGTATCCTTCTCAAGACTCTTAGTTAACTTGTCCAAAGTACTAGTTATCTTATTCTTCTTGAGATCCTTATCCATACTATCAAGGTACTTAGTCAATTGTGATTTCTTTAAAGTTTTTTCTAGTTCCGGTAAGTCCTTATTAAATTGAGAAAACGCATCATTTTTATTCATCGACTTGCTGAACGAAGCCAGTGTTTTGAATGATTTGCCAATATCACTAATAGGTTTTGATAATTTACTCCAATTCTTTGATGAACCATTTAAGCTTTTATCAATTTTGGATAGTTCGTCAGCAGGACTATTCTTTTTAAGAAATTTCTTCAATCCAGATAAGGCATCCTCATAATTCTTGATAACTGGAATCATATCCTTAACATTTTGAATATCTTTCTTAGATACCTTAGTTGTCGCTACTTTGGTAATTGCTTGAGCGGTTGTTGTTTTCTTAGTAGGCTTATTCACTTCAGAATCAGTCTTTTTTACACGTTTAGCTAACTTTTCGTATTTCTCAACATCCTTTTTAGCCTGTTCATACTTCTTAGTATATACAGAACGCTCTGACGCAGAGGCACCTGGCATAGCCATATCACTTTTATACTGATCAGCAAGTTTCTTACGTGACTTAACCATCTGCTCATAATATTCGTTAGTACCCTTTTTAGCTGTGGCATCTGGATGGTACAACCACTTTTGAAATGCAGGAGCAGCACTCTTTCCCAACTGGTCACCTATTGTTGCTCCCAAACTAGCACCTGCAGGTCCACCAATAACTGCACCTATTCCAAATCCCATGGTAGTACCGATTGAACCACCAATACTTTCAACTTTCTTACCTTTACTTTTGGTAGTTAATGCATCGAAAATATCTTTGCCTGCAATTGCTGCACCCATAGCTATGGATAACTTACCACCCCAAGTATTTCCCAATGATGTTAGATTACTACCAATTGAACTTCCGTCCAATTTAGAACTAATCCCATCCGTCATTGAAGTACCTGATTTTTCTCCAACTTCTGCAGCAGCTTGTTCAATACCTGAATTAGTTATTTTCTTTTTCAATCCACCGAATGCATCAGTAATATCATTGATCTTAACTGCAAATCTTCCAATTTTATCAGTGGCCCACATACCGGCAATTAATCCACCAACAACCTTTATAGCTGTTTCATGCTTAGCTATTCCTGAAACAAATTCATTCATCAGCTTTAGTGGATCTTCAGCCTTTTTACCATTGTCATGAATAAGTCCAAACATGATGCCAATTACTTTTAAGGTGCCAGAAAAGGTGTTCCATGCACCAATTGTAATATCTTTAGCGATAGTTCCAACTGATTTAGTAATACCCTGAAGATCATTGCCATGCTGTCCAAGATACTTAAAAAAGTCAGCAGTGTTATCTGCTAAATGACCAACCCAGGTTCCAATCCCTTTAATGGAATTCTCAAAATCCTTTGAACTGGCTGCCTTGGCCATTCGATCGCCAATTTCAGTAATTGCTGGTAATGCTGCACTTGAAATCGTCATTGTAATTGCATCAGCAGATTGTTTTAACCTATCCAATGCAACTTTACCTGTCTGACTATTCTTCTCTGCTAACTTACTTACATAATCGTTTTTAGCAGAATCAGCAACCTTAGCATTCAATTCACCCAATTGTTTGGAGTTTTCAGCAAGAATTAAGCCAGCTTGTTGTCCGGTTGTACCGAATAAGTCGTGGAAAATATCAGTTTTTTCATTTTTTCCCATTCCTTGAACTTTGTCATGCAATAATCCAAAGATATCAGTCATAGACTTCATATCTCCCTGATTATCAGTGAAATCTTTAGTACTTAGACCCAATTTTTCAAGTGCTTCAGTTCCACCTTTCGTTGGTGAAATCAAACTATTTATAGCTTTACGTAGTCCAGTACCCGATTTGTCTGCTTCGAGGCCATTATTTGAAAGAAGACCCATTGCACTTGCTGTTTCAGATAGTGAGAATCCAGCTTGATGAGCCGTAGATCCGACATATGACATACCAACACCTAAATCACTGAATCCTGTCGCCGTCATATCAGCTGCATATGCTAAATCATTAACCGCAACTTTAGTATTTTTTATCATCCCTTTAGTGGAATTGGTACGCATACCAAATGATTCCAACGTTTGTGATGAAACCTTTACAACATCTGCAAAGTCATCACCAGACGCCACTGATGCTTGTAATTCAGACTTCATAGCGCCTAATGCTTGCTTAGTGTCATAACCACGTTTGATTAGATCCTCGTACCCATCAGCAATCTCTTGTTGAGATTTACCATATTTCATAGCATACTTCTGACCATCATCTTGCATCTTAGAAACATTACGAGTAGATTCGGCCATTTTTTCACCACCGGTTACTGCAAGGTTAGTAATTTGCTTATAACTATTTTCCAATTCAGTGGCCTTTTTAGCACCACTTACAAACATTGCACCCACAGCTACACCAGCAATTCCAGCTGTCATTGCCATATTTTTAAGATGACTAACACTATTCTTGATACTAGTATTCATATTGCCAATTGCTGTTCTAGAATTTACTGCAGCTTGTCTAATACCAGTAAAATGTGTACCCATGCTACCTAACTCTGATCCAAGTTCTCTATAACGTGTTTTACTCTTAGCAACTTCAGTCCCTAATTCATTAACACGTTTGGCTTGTAAAGAATATTCCTTAGAAGCGGCACCGCTCTTGGTCTTAACACTTTCCAATTCATCAGATTCCTTAGAATATAAGGAGTTGAGTTCTTGAATACGTGATTTCAGTGCTGTTCTTTCAGTCGCCGATGCTTTTATAGATTGACCTTCAGCCTTGTATCGTTGAACTAAGGATTCAGAGATATTCTTAGCACTCTCCATTGCTTGCTTTTGTTCCTTTATACCAGTTGTATAAAGATTCAAAGTACCTTTAGCACGATCCTGTTGCATAATCATGTCATTCAATTTACGAGTAGCAGTATTTACTTGATTACCATACTGAGAAAATCTCTGACTGCCTTCAGTAGTTGTTCTATCAAGGTTACCCATCTCTGATTGCAGTCTGTTGATAAGATTACGTTGTCCTTCAATCGCACGTCCTAGACCTTCAGTTTTAACCTGATAGGCTGATTGATATTCACCATTAGCACGCTGAACCTGTTCATTGATTTTCCATTCTGATGTTAGAGCTTTGACTTGATTTCTCAAGGATTGAAGAGATCCCTCAGCTTGAACAGAATCAATATGAATACCGGTATTTAACTCCATATCCTTTGCCATTATTTACCTCCTTTCTCATAGATTGATGAAATACCTCCAGATTGAATGAAATCAGTCAAACTCAATGGACCAACATCATTATTGGGGTTATGTAGTTCACGCTTATCATTAAGAATCTCTGAAAGTACAAAAAATGGCTGAGATTCTATTGTTTCCAAATCCCAACCTGTTTCCTGCATAATGGACTTTTCATAATTCAAGAAATCGTTATAAACGATATACGGATCTACTTGCTCCTCTTTCGTGGCTTTTTTGGGTCAATATCTTCCTCGTCTGAAGTAACACCGTGAGCAAGTCGACCAGCTAACACGGCCGTTGCATCACCAGTCATGTCATCAAGCATAGAAACCTGTTTTGGATTCAACTTCAAAATTTCTTTAATAAAGTTATATGGAACATTCTGAAAATCCATCGATGATTGGGAAACTGAAGAAAATCCATCCATAATAGCTTGTGTGGCTTCCTTTTCGCCTAAGTCTTGTTTCTCTAACTTATCAATCTGATCAAGGCTAGATTTCAAAGCTTTATTCTTGGTACTGATCTTTGTGTAATATTCGTAAGATAATCTCATATTCTTATTACTTTTTTTAATCGAGAATCTTCGATTAAATGCATTGATCTGGAAATATTCCTTCGACATTAGCTATTCCTCCTATTTATCAGTTGAATCTGTTGGATTAACATTAGAAGCTGATGAACTTCCACCATCAATTGTTGTTAATGGCATACCATAAATCATTGTTTCCCACTTATTGGTATCGAAGTCTTTTTCATCCTCAAGTGCTTCAAAGTAAGCAAAACCATCTGAATCACGTGTAGTAGCTGTGAATGTCAATTGATCTTGATCATAGACAGTTGTATTTGTATTTGTTTTTGGAGCTACTGATGTTAAATGAAACGTTCCTTTAACAAGTGCTAAATGTGCTGTTATTGATTCATCCACCGCATCATGAGAAATCATTTCAAAAATACAGTATGGGGCCTGTGTTTTCTTACCAATCCCAGCAATACCACCATCAAATGTTTCCATTCCTAATATTTTTTGTCTTACCGCTAGTGGAATAGCATTAGCAATAAAAGCTACTGAAATTGCTCCAACACCTTTTCCACCTGCTTTCCACTCCTGGTCTGATCCATAAATGGGCGTAATTGTAGGTGAAATGTTTGAAATTGTAGCACTTACAACTGAACCTTTCTCTTTAGGATCGACATTGAATATATTATCTTTTTGAATATTCTCCGTATTCGGATCAAAAATACCGATTCTTGCTGATTGAAATCCTGATAATGCCATTAGTAAATTACCTCCGTATTTTCATATTTCATTGTTCTAGTTAAATACCCGGTGTCAGAATCGACATCCGGGTATGAGTTAATTTGATAGAAATGATACTTTTCTAATTCATGATTGATAATCGATTCAGTTCTGTCAGGTTCTGTATCGCCTCGATAAAAGATTTGAATTTCTATCATATTATCCTTAGCTGTACTCACGTCACTAGCTCTGTTTGTAAATATGCTATGAATTTCAGTAATCAAAATCATTGTTTTATCAGTGCTTATCAAATCCTGTGGAATATTTTGTGCAAAAAAATTGGAAGAATTAATTTTCAATTCTTCCGACTTACTCAACAAAATATTTAAAATCTTATCTGCAACCATATTAGTCACCCGTTAGTTCTCTATATTTTTTAGCTTCAGCGGCTAAAATCATACTTTTGGACTCAACTAAGGATTTTTCCTGAAAATGAAGTCCACTAATAATTCTTGTTTTGTGAGCTTTTGCTCCTTTACCACCATGAGCCGCATATCCATCATTCAAAATTCTGGCAATATAGCCACTATGGCCCGTGGTTGATTTGAATCCAACATAAGTAGCTCCATCTTCAACCTTATATCTGATTCCAATATCATCTTCGAGTTTGACTTTAGTCTCTCTTGAATATTTTCCTTTATGCAAACTATTATTCATGTTGCTTCTTAATGACTCTTTATAAACTAATGCGCCTGCTTTAGTCATTTGTTTTTTTTGATTAGGTGTCAAAGAAAGATCAGATAATGCTTGATCCAACTTCTTCATTCCCTCAAGAAATTCCAATCCTGTCCACCTTCTTAATGGTAACCAAATCAAATGAATGCGCTGTATTGCTCCACTCTGGAGAAGTACCCGTTATCTCATACAACAAGTCCTTAAAACGCGCGTATTTAGCACCATTTAGACCACTTTCACGATGTCTAATAATCAGAATTAAATCAAAATTATCTGACGCACCTAAAGTTGATATTTGCTGATTTACTGTCATTGTATAAACTCCACACCAAACAGTTTCAGTTTCTTTGAAATCTGGCTGCATAGTTCCTTGAGTAGTTCTGACTGGAGCCGCAACGCCTAAATGTAATCTTGTATTCAATCTGCTAGGGTTGATATTACGAACCATTTTCAATACGCTCCTGATATATTCGATTATATTTTCCACGCAATTGGGCAATTATTGAGTTACTAGCCAAATCAACATTATTAACACGTCCTGTCATACTCGCGGAACGATATGTGTAATACGAACTAGCAATAGCAATAACTGCTGTTTCATAAAGCGTTTGAGTTTCAGGTAATTCATAGAAATCCTTCATTAAACTTCCCGTTTCACCAATTGCACCTTTTACATATGATTCTGCAGCAATCAAATTGCGATTTAAAACCTCGTCATCATCACTACCATCAACTCGCAGACTTAGCTTAAGGCTACTCAATAATTCATCAGTCATTTCTACTTACCATCTGTTGTAGTTTCAGTAGTTGGATTAACTGTCGAACTATCATTTGAGGTTGCTTTGGCGTCTAGAGTTAAGAAGAAACCAGCATTATTATCAGCCTTAACAATGTCATATCTAGTACCAACTTGTAAATATTGACCATAAATACGATCTTCAACCCAACGTGCAACAATTTGAGCACGATCAGCATAGAATACAGCACGTTTTAGATCACCAATCCAGGCATGTGCTTCACCTTTAGCACCAAATAAATCATCATCAATTTTAAACACTGGCATCCCTAATAATGACTTACCACTAGCCGATTGAATATCATCTTGTAACAAATATCTTCCATTTCCATCTTTCAAAGTATCTAACCATTGATAAAAACTCCCTGTTACAACTAATGAACGTGTATAAGCTTGATCTAATCCAACATTATCAACCTTCTTAATATCGTCCAATGTTTTAACAGTGATTTCTGTAAATGTTTTTAATACTGTTGCAGTATCAAAGTTAGTAGTATTAATCTTTTGTTCATTTGCATCTTCACTCAATAGTGGAATTAAATCGACTGCTGCATCATCAATAGATTCTTGTGAAATTGCTTCTGCACCACGTCTTGTTTCAACACTCCAACTAATTGGTAAGAAATTAGGCTTGGCTAGCTCTGGATTATCCTCTAATTCAGAAACTTTATTAAGTTTTGCAGATGCTCTCTTTCGCATTGGGTATTTACCAGAACCAGTTTTAACAGCCGAACGTGTAACGAATTTTGCAAGATCTACAACTGTTTTAACTTCATCTTGAGGAACATAAATAATTTGTTCTGGAACAGTTTCACTAACATCAGTTTTGCTAATCCCAGGAGTAACATCACGTGTCAATTTGTTCGGAATAATCAGATCTCTATCCTCAGTAAAGTTCAATTTATCAGATTGTTTTGTACCCTTGCTATGTAGATAAGTATTAATTGCTGAACGCATTTCTTTTTCAGGATCATCGTCTTGATGAATCTTTGAACGTTTTTGAGGAAACTTCTTATCATCATCACGTTCCTCGTCTTCTAGATCTCCGGAAAAGTCATCAAGATCCTTAGACATCTTAAATTCCTTAACAAGTGCTCGGATCTCCTTTAATTTTTCGTCCTTTTTATCCTGTGGTTCGTTACTGCGAATAAAAGTTTTCGCTTCATCAATTCTTGCTAATAATTCCTCTTTAGTCATACAAATCATTCTCCAGTCTAAAAAGCTCCAGTTCATCAATTGAACTAGAGTTTTTATTTTCGTATTTTTCTTTATTAAATTCATCTAGTGATCGTTGAGATACTGATGTTTCCTTATATGCAGGCATAGGCGTAATCGACAATTCATAAAGACTTTCAACCTTAGTAATGTGTCTGATTGCAACATCGTTATCCATGTTCTCCCAGGCATCTCCGGAAATTGTGAAGCCAAAACTACATCCCTTCAAATTGCCATTTCTAACATTCTCAGCAACATCATTGCCAATAGTAGTGTTAGGGATATCTGCACTAAAGAATAATCCATGCTCATCAACCGTTAGCAATAAAGTATTACTATCGACCCTCGCTAGAATATTGTCGAATTTATGATTGTATAGTAGCTTTACATCACTTAAATCGACCCCATCTAGAGCACTTCTATCAACATATTCTATGAACCCACCCAAGTCTTCACTAGGTTGATCAAAGACAATTGCATATCCTGATAATTTATCAGCAGAATTCTCATCTGAACGCTTTTCGATTTTTAATTCGCCATTTTCAATCACTCTCAGTTCCTGTACCTTGCTCATTCTTATCACCTCCTTTCATTTTTTGTACTGAAATAGGCGGTAGCGGATTCTTAGTTTTTTTAATATCATCAACTGTTAATAAATCAGAATTACTTCTCAATAAAATATTTTGAGCTAACTCTGCTGAAATGACCCTATCCTTAACCAATCCACGAACACGATTTTCAACATGTTGGCCATCAATATCACTTATTGCATTGATATCATAAGTGATATTTCCATTGAGCTTTTTCTGCAGTTCAGATACAACTCCACGTATATATCTACCAATCGTTTGAGCATACTGGATTGAAATCATCTCAATATTGCTGTGCTCACTTTCACTTCCAAGATAATCTTGCGGAACTCCATAAACTTTGGCAATTTGATTACTGGTCCAATCAGTTGATGATAACAATCTTGAAATATCTTTATTAACTTCAAGTGGTTGGTATTCTTCCAAGGCATCAAGAACAACAACATGTCCATTTTCAGCTTGTTTCTCAAAAGCCTTTCTAGTACCTTCTTTGGTATGGCCATCAAGAAGTCCACCTTTTTGTATCTTCAATAATCCAGTAATGTTGAGACCATTTTTCATTGCTCCGAGCGCTAATCCTTTATTTGCATCTTGAAGCTGCAATTCTTTGGTTAAGGCACGTAATGGTGATACGCCTATCAACCCACCATCAATACTCATTGTCTTTAAGTGAATCATTTGAGCACTGGGGACGTTCTTAATATCTGCCTCTTCAGTCTCCGGAAAAGTAACATCATAGCTTAGTTGATTACCATCACCAGACCTAAATATTTGAACTTGTGAAGGTTTCAAATACTCTAAGTGATCACTTCTACCTGACTTGTCACCCCATATCAGTACATAGGCATTACCAGATAAAAGCATTTGAACATACATTGATCGCCAAAACGAAAATTGATTAGATGTCGAACTAGGATTAGTAAGAACCTTATTCGTAAAAGTATTATTAACTTCAAAATGTACGCTGGCCATGTCTTCAGCAAGCTTATTAACAACTGCATAAATATCTGAATACTTTAATGCTGCTCTTGCAGATACATAATCAGAATCAAAGACTATTTTATTATTACTAATTGAATAACCAATTCCAAAATCATCATTCAACATTTGATAAGGTTCTTTTGACGGTCGTAAAGATCTAAAAATCATATACTCACCTCTTTTCTAAAAAGCTAAATTTATTTAGGTTTATTCATAACAAATACAACTAATAGCAACGTTGCTACAACGACATAATTACCAACTAATGATCCAAAATGATAACTGTTCACATCTAATAGAATCAGAGCAATTAAAAAAAGCACTGTATCTAAATTAATTAGTAACAAGTGCTTTAACTTGGTGAAATATTCAACTGTATTTTTAATCATGTTACCTCCTAAAAACTAAAATCATCTGAATTTAAATAATTGAGAATATCATCATCAGAATAACTAGATAATGGATCTTTTCTATCTCTCATATCGTTGAAATGATACATAGCTTGATACATTGCATCAATCAGTGCATCAACAACATCAATTTTTAATGACTGTCTACTTTTACCAACTTCCATACCTGCCTTGTTATCCGAAACTTCAGCATTCATCAAAGCTTTTTTCATAATTTCGTCATCTAAATGAGTAACCTGTCTGTGATAAAAACCATTTTGAACAAATTTAATTGATTCAGTCAAAACATATGATGTCTGCTTAACAGGCATGATATTCCAATCAGTTTTATCATTAAGGGTTTGGGTGAAATTATTAGTACGCAAAGTATCATATCCAAAGAATACTGGATTAAGATTCTTCTCATCTATATATGTAAGCAACCACGTATAAACTTGATCCAAGTTTATTAATCCACGCTCATTATTTGTAATCGTACAATATCCCAAATCTGCCATCTTTCGATATTGAATACCATCAGACTTTTCTTTGGCTTCTATTGAGCCTAGTAATTTCCAAGGAACAAATGAGTGCTGTACAAGATGATACATTGCTTGATCACCATCTTCATATGGAAATATAAAGAACAACGCAGTGTTATCAGATGTCAGACTGGCATCAAAACCTATATATACATCTCTATTACTAATATCAAATTCTGAAACAGTGGTCGCATCCCAATCATCACCATCAATATATGAATTAGTCTTGTGATCTAACCAAATATTCAAGTTCTTATTAGCAAAACTAAACTCTTCTCCATTTACCCTTTTAACATCTAATTCACGTTGTAATCCTGAAATCAGTTGCTCTTTTTTGTCTGGCAAATCTAGTAAAGGATTACTTTTGACCCATGTTTCAGGTTTATCAATTTCATCTTCTTTATCTTGTGACCAAATTAGGCAAAGCTGATGATCACCAGCACGTTTTTCATCTTGTTCCATAGCTCTGATAATAACGTCCTCCTCCTGCTTGAATGGAACCGTTGAATCAGGATAAGCAGTTGAAATTTGAACAAATTGAGAATTCTCTGTATTAATTTGTCCTGAGGTGATTTTGGTATTAACAACACTATGATTAGTTTCACCAGCTTCATCATACACAGCAAACAGAAAATGATAACTATCAAACTTACCTGATTCAGCAGACAACTGAAGTAATCTATTATTAGTATTACGTTGAATAACACGATTATATTGAACATCCATATCAGTCTTTTTTGCAAACTCTTCAAATAAACGATTATCTTTTGTAAGTTGATTCATCATTGTTGAAATGTATCCAAAGATTTTTTTAGCTTGCTCAGTAATATTACTAGTAACCATCAGATCCTGATTATTTTTACCCATAGATTCAATCAAATAAGAATAACAGGCAATAATTGCACAAAGATAAGTTTTACCTTGTGCACGTGCAACAGAAACAATCACTGAACTGTATCTCTTATTACCATTAATTCCACGCCATCCAAACATCTGCGATAATATGAACTTCTGCCAGCCCATTAAATCCACAGGCTTACCTGTATCAACATTGGGACATATTGCAGCAAAGTTTAAAACTTGTTCACACTTTTTTACATCATATATAAACGGAAAGTTATCAACTTTTTCTTCCACTCTTCTTAAATCGCTGATGTGCCGGTAACATGCTAACTTCAATAAATATCCTGTCACAATTTTTTTATCTAATACATCAAAACAGTATTGAGTACCATCATCATTATATTTATCACGAATAACAGAAAAGTTACCCTTGGAATATTCCTCGAGTAACTTTTTTTCACGTTCACTATTCTTAATTTTTGTCAGATCCATTATCCACCAAACTCCTTCATAGCTTTCTCTAATTCAAAGTCAGAGTCATCTTCATTATCCAATAGTTGAGAATGAGAATTGAAATCAATTCCCAGCGTGATACCCAATGTACGCATATTCTTAGAACAAATATCAATAATATTAACAGCCGGATTCTTTTTGAGATTACCATTTGAATCTTCATATACACTTCCATACTCTTTCAACTGCTCATTGGCTTCTTTGTATTCAGCATATTGTGTACAAAATAATTCAAGATTAGTTTGGTCCAATGTCGTAACTAATCCAACCTTGTTCAATTGTGGTACCAACTTTTTCCACAAAGCTTTGGCATCATCCATCATATAACGAGGTGGTCGGTTGGATATTTCTTTGATGTCTTTTCGTGCTGCCTTTAATTTTTCTTTTCGTTGGTTTTGCTCTGGATGATTAGGGTCAACTAACTTCAAATTGCGTTTTCTTCCTGCATTTCGGACGTTCATATTCTCACCTCCTCTGTAAAAGTTTTAATTTTCGGGGTTTCTTTTTATCTCATGACCACTATGCGAGCTGTCTCCTTAGAACGAATAGGCGGGGGCCTATTTAGAAAAGTTAGGTAGTTCTGACAGATTCTTAATCAAGATATCAGCCTTAATACTTCGCTTTTCATCCTGATAACCAGTGTGATAGAAACGTTGTTCCCACTCCGTCTTAGCTCTGTGACAAGTATTACAGCAAGTAACCAAGTTAGAGATATCAGTCATCAGTTCAGGCGCTGCTTGAGCAGGTACAACGTGATCAACTATCTTAGCAGGTCTAACAAGACCAAACCTCAAACAATATTGACATAAGTAATTATCACGTTCTAATACAAACAGGCGTAACTTCTTCCACTGACTAGAATGATAGAACGATTCACGTTTGCTCCTTTCCTTAGATCTATATCTAACATTAGAGTTGTAGTCTTTGGTATGACTTGCAATATGTTGATGCATCTTATTCATACGCTCTTGATAGGCTGGTAGTTCATCAGCATGCTCATTACAGAACAGTTCAGTACCTGACACTAGGTTATGACAACCACTGTGCTTGCACCTTCTTACGAACATCTAATTGCTACCCTTATCGGCCTTAATATCATGCATGATATGTAACTGATTATTCAATGCTGAACAATACTCATTGGCTGTCTTATCAAAGTTACTATCAGTCATCTTCATATCTTTGTACTCCATATACTTAATAACTAGGTGGTACATAACATCAGTGATACCAAACTCTAACTCTCTCTCTTTGACATCACTGCCAACATCTACTTTGAACTCACTGTCACTAACCATCTTAATATTAAGAACTTGTTTCATATCCATTCCTCCCAAAATAAAAAGCCCACAGACGTGGACTCAAAAGGATAGTACAGGATTCGAACCTGTGAATCACATTGCGTGATTACTTGCTAAACAAGTGTGATAAGCCTGACTCTACCAACTATCCATATATCACCTATGAACGCAAGCTCGGTGAATGATTGCATGGCCCATGATGTTTAAGAAATATGCTCCGATTCGGTTATAAGATCCGACAACTACAATCGCTTTTTGTTCTAAACATCCGCTGCATATTCTGGATATTTATCAAACGTGCCAATGTGAGAATCAGGAGTCGAACCTGAAAGAAGTAAACAATTAGCAGCAAATATAATTTAGAGGAGGAATTACAATGACTAACACCACATTGATCAACTAACTCCCGGCTCTCACGATACAACAAAAGGGATGCCATTAATTGACATCCCCTGAAACAAACTTTTATTTTATACTACTATATTAACACCTAGCTAACTGCACAAAAAGGACAAGAAAGGGTCATTTTGAACTTAGTGATTCAATACCCGCAATACCAAATAAAAACGTTGAGAACTCCTCTCTGGACGTCTCAAGGTCCCGCTTAACGGTTCTTTCAGATGAATGCTGAATATTAGCAATATCTGTAATGGTTGGTTTGCGTTTTGAAAAAGGGTCAATATAGTACATTTTCAAAACTTCGAATCTTCTTTTAGCAGCATCTCCATCTTTATCACAGTAGATTTCATAAGCAATTAATTGAGCATTGATATAATGCATCATCTCTCTAGTCTTTAACTTGTACTTGATAACTGACTTCAATCTAAGATCATCAGGATCGAATATACTGCTAAGATAGTTATCCACCGTTGAATTAATATCATGCACGTGACTGTTCAAAATGTGATAGTTTTCAAGCAGCAGTTTAGTATTATGTAATTTCCAGTCCCTCAACTCATTAGATGACTTCTTATTCTTTCGGCTTTCCTCATCCAATGTTTTCTTTACGATTCTTTTGATTATTTCTTCGTCCAAAATACCGTCCTCCCAAACATCCCTTTTGCAATATTTATTACTTAGGACAACTGCTTAAGCTCCAAGCATCGTTTTTCAGTTGGACCTTGAGCAATCCATCTTCTAAATCTAATAGAATCAATATTGTCAAACGACAGAGTACCTTCTATCCGATGCTTCTTTATAATTCGCTTTTTCTTTGATTTATATTCTTTCCAGTTATTTAATCCCACTCTTTTCCCCTCTCAGAATCAAAATATCCAATACTCATATAGAACGTGTAACACTTATTACAAATATCCTTACCGTTGCCCATTCTGAAATCTGCTTTCTCACCGCACATATAACAAACATGCTTCCTATTGACCATCTTAATCAACCTCATAACCATTATTGATGGCATCAATACATTTTGCATAAGCTACATGAGTATATTCATTACCTTCAAATATCCATTCACGCAACCTAATTTCATATTGATTAAACTTCAAATCATCATAAAGTAATCTGTTAAGATCCCTGATCAAATTAATCTCTGAATGTCTAAATGGGCCAAATGAACTTGCTTGAATTTTTTCTTTTTCGTGTAAATACCAGGTATCAAATACTACGGGCATCGTTATTTTTCCAAGTTCTGTTTCAAGAATTTTACCAGCAATGGTAGAAATATCACTCGCACATTCAATAACCTTTAATCTATCTTTTGGATAACTTGATTTCAGTTCAATATTTATTTTCATAATAATTTACTCTCCAATCAAAAAATTATTTTGTATTTTCATTTCTTCCATACCAATCAGATAACTCAATAGCCTCAATAATACTTTTTGCCTTATTATCAGTACCACAACCATTCCTGATGGTAGTGTAATAAGGACTAATAGTTCCATCATCTTCACACATGATTGTAAACTCAGTATCATCATTCAGATTTTGGAAAGTCATTAATTGATCGTCAATCGGAATTTCTTTAATTCTCCAATGATCAGGATTGAATCCCTCCAATTTCAACATTTCAAAAGTTGCACGTTCCATTTCTTCTTCAATTTCACTTATCATCATTTATCAACCTCTTTATTAGACTTCAATTCGATTAACATCCCTAATTCCAACATCATATGAAATTCTTCTGATGACTTGTATTCGTACATGTCATTTTTGCTTTCTGTGGTTTTATCAAGCAGCTGAACTGAATTAGATCCAACTATGTAAAGGCTTCGTCTGCTGATAGCCATAGAATCTCTAACAGCACGACTCACTTGAAATATATGGCTCCTTCGCTTAGGCCAACTACTAGTTGCTTGATATGTTCCTATCAGTTCAAATTTCCTCATAACAATAACCTACGAAATAACAACGACATGTTTTGATTCAACTTCTTCAGCAAAGTTATCCTCTAGGTATGTTGCTACTGAGTTCATAGCCTCGTTCTTCCAAGCACCACCATCAGCTTCAAAAATTGCCGTTAGCATTCCATTCTTCATACGAAAGATAAACTTACTTGCTGGTTGTGTAACCTCTGCGAACGTTCTATATGGGGCAAGTGTAACGGGATTAGGAACTTTCACTTCACTAACAGATGCAACACCTGTCTTGATATTAACTGATTGACTTACACCATCATCATTTGCTGAATGAACTGTCTTTTCTTCAAGATTTCCAATGACTTTTAAGATAATTTCTCTATCTGGATTTTCAACAAATTTTGATTGCAAAGTAATATTCATTTCTTCCTGATCAAGGAATTGGTAAAAATCAATTCGTGGTAATACAGCTCTTGAACAAACTAACTGCTCACGTCTACCGTATGAATCAAGTCCACCATAAACATCAACCATAGTTGGGGATGTTACTTGAATATATAATTTTTCGTTTTTACGTTCAGGCATATTTTTAACAATATCGATCAGGCCTGTAAGTGTGTTTAATTGAACGGAATCTTCTGATAGGTTCTTTGGCAACATGAGGCGAACATCCCCATTGCCATTGATACAGTAATTTCTACCATCAATATTGATTACCTTGTTATTTGAAGCTTCATCCGATATTTCTTTCAATTTGTTAATTACATCTACTGTTAAATCCATTATTATTCCCCGCCTTACGCATTTTTATTTTGAAAATCAATTACTTTCTTTGGCCCTGAATCTTGATGATTTGATTCTTCAGTTTGTGATTTTTCAACCTCATCAACATCTTCACCGATATCTGTTTTAGCTTTACCATCTTCAACGTCAATGTATGTTTGACCAGGTGTATTAGACTTAAGCTCATTAGCTTCGATACGACCATTATTCATGTCACGTCCAACTAGCATGGTTGTAATCACTTCTTTTTCAGGAGCAAGTTTTGATTTAACTGTTGTCATGACTCCAACGGCGTTTCTCGTATCGTTGGGTGCAAATACCAAATCAATTTGAATTTTTCGCTTAGTAGTTGGATCAGTATTTGGATCTAGGATATTCTTTGTTACCTTTTCAATTTCACGAGTGAACTTCTCTTGAACTCCACCATCGCCAATTTCAGTTAAATCAAAATTAATTAATTTTTTATTTTTAGTCATCATTTTTCTCCTTCATGAATACAGACCACCTTGTTTTAGATCTTCCATCTCCAAACAATGGTTCTTGACAAAACACTTTCCAAATCTTAGCCATTGATATCTGCTCTGTATTCCATTTAAAGATTAAAGTTCCATGAGGTTTCAGAACCCTCATGCATTCATCAAAACCAGACTTCAAGTCTTGCTTCCATGTATCTTCATCAAGCACACCATACTTCTGTGCTAACCATGAATTGCTACCAGCATTAATTAAGTGTGGCGGATCGAATACAACCATATAGAAGGATTCATCTCTAAATGGTAAATGTCTGAAATCAGCTAACCTATTTGGATTAACAATTAATCTACGTCCATCACTTAAAGTTGTCTCCAACTTTCGATTATCAATAAACAAAGTGTCTTTATTATTCTTGTCATACCAAAACATTCTTGATCCACAACAAACATCTAGAATTGTTTTCTCATTCTCTTTACTGTCAACATTCTCTATCTCAACAATCAACTCAAATATTGGTAATACTTGCTGTGGTACAACAGCGTTGCCTAGTGCCTTAAGTCTGTCCACCCCTTCGGAAAGCCCATTATCATTTCGTTGAATTCGGCTGCTTGAACTGGCGAGTACTCGAGCGCCTGAAGATAGTATGTCATTCGCATCGTTCCAGCGTGTCTGCCTGGTTTCGTTCTCAAAGCTCTGCGTAAACTCCCCAATACATCGTTCCTCGCAACCTTGGTCCACGCCCCCCCATCGCTTGCGGTTGGAGTTGGCCACAATAAATGTTCTTTGCCGTTTATGCAACGTCCCGATGGCCAAAGCTGGAAGTATAAATGTCCTTGCTTCGTAGCCAATACTCTCCAAGTCAGATAGCGTTCTGTCGAGCTCCATATTGGCGAAGTTAGCAACATTTTCTCCAACAACCCAATCGGGCCTGATTTCTTTGATAATTCTAAACATTTCTGGCCAGAGATCACGGTCATCTTCTGTGCCTTTTTGCTTCCCGGCAATACTAAAAGGTTGGCAAGGGAATCCTCCGGAAATAATGTCAATTGATTCAGGATCAACACCTACCTTTCTAAGCGATTCCTTATCAATTTTTGTTACATCGGGCAATATTGGTACACCCTTGAAATTCTTTTTTAATACTTTAACTGGAAACTCTGCCATTTCAGATAACGCAATAACATTAATACCTGCCATTTGTTCAGCCAGTGCAATTCCACCGATCCCAGCGAAGAGTTCTAATGAATTCATTTTTACCTCCTAAAATGGTAAATCGTCATCCGATATATTAATTGGCTTGCTACTGTCAACAAATGGATCATTGCCATTGCTAATTCCATTCTTATGCTCGTAATCATAGTCATACGGCTCTGGAACATCATCAGACTTGGAATTGCTTGCTGCAGGCGCATTATTTGAATTTTGTTGATTAGAATTAGATTCACGTGTAGCCTTTTCAGCTTTTGATTCAAGCAAAGAGAACTTCTCTGATACGACCTCAGTCACATAAATTCTTTGTCCTTGCTGATTTTCATAACTACGTGTCTGAATACGTCCATCAATACCAACAAGTGAGCCTTTGCTAGTAAAATTAGCAAAACTTTCTGCTGCCTTACGCCAGATAACACAGTTGATAAAATCAGCTTCACGTTCACCTTTAGAATTTGTGAACTGTCTATTAACAGCTAGCGTAAAGCTTGTGACAGCTTGATCAGAGGATGTATAACGCAATTCAGCATCCCTTGTCAATCTACCAACCAATACAACTCTATTTATCATTGCTCCACCTTCTCAGATCTAAATTTCCTCAATCTTTCTTTTATTCCTTTTTGTTTTGCAGCATATTCTTCGTCAGACATATGGATCTCATATTTTGACCAGTCAGTTCCCTCTTCAACACGCCTATGTTCATTGTCATAATGGGATTTAGGCACAGGTCTGCTATTTAAGTAATCCTCAAACTTATCAGCAAACAAAGTTCTAGGTCTCAAATACTTATTCATCTTCGGATCATTAAGCCAAACGACAATCATGTTATCAATCACCGACTTGAAATCATCAACATCAAATCCATCATCGATTCTCAATTTGATATATTTTTGATTAGACTTAGAGTTCTTAAATTGTTTTGAAGTCTTCTCGTTGAGATAATCAATTATTTGTTGATAAGGGATATCTGGTTGAGCTTGCTCGACAATATCTTTATTACTAACATGGTTCACTAAACCTGGTACACTATCCTCGCAATTTTCTAAGTAGGGGCTTTTAGTATTCTCAGTAGGGTTGCTTAATTTATTAACTACCCTGTTTAGATAATTAATAGGGTAAATTTCCCTTTTGATCACTTGCTTGGGATTGTCCTTTGCATATATCAATTTGACCTTTATATATTTCTTTTCAGCCAAACTAGATATTAATTGGGAAATACGTGATGAACTAACATGTAAGAATTTAGAAAGATACTTGTTACTAGCAAAGCATCCCTTTTCATAACTTGATAAGCTGTCTAGTTCAACGAATAGCAGCATCTCCATCTTGGTCATATTCTCATCTTCCCAAAGTTCCCTAGGGATCCATATACCCTTAAAGTCTCTTTTTAATTCTTCAGTCATCTCAATCACCATAACTTTCAATTGTTGTATAGATGGCTGAGAACGTAGTATAATAAACACGTGTTCGAGTGTTTGAGAGATACACGTCCTCAACCTTGATTTGGTCATTGTCAGTCGCATGACAGTGACTTTTTAAATTCACTTAGTCTATTAGCTGATTCAATAAAGTTATGAATGTGATTCCTGGTAGGAAATATCCTAGCCAGGATTTTTTTTGCTCAAATTCAATTGCTAAATCAATCAGCTTGGTTAATTCTTGATTACTCAATTGATCACCTCCCTAGATCTTTGTAAAAAATATAAAGAACTATAATTCCAATTGCATATATAACCAATCTCCCAAACATGGCATCACCTAATTGATCGAAAAATGATAATTGATATTATCTTCGCCAGTTTCTGAAACTGTTACTACAATATTTGCATCTGACAATGCTCTCAACTCTTGAGAATTGAATTTAAATGACAATCTCATTCTGAAATTGGAATTACCATAACCAATTTCTTTCAAGATTTTTCTGGATAATTCTTGAAGTTTCTTTTCATGTTTTGCCATTGGTACTGTTTCTTGTAATTGAATAAGATCATGCATATTAATTTCTCCTTTTATTTTGGTATTTCCAAATTCCAAATTGCCTCGGTATGCTTTCTGCAAAACTTACAAAAGGTTTGATAATCAATCTTGTACCCTTGACCATTGACTGGATAGAATACTGGTCCACCTTTTCTAGCGTCTAACGAATCTTCGAAGTATCTTAAGGTTGCTAGTAATCTTTTATCATGCAGACCACTAATCTTGGCTACCTCTTTGAATGACAGATAAAGAGGCTGCAGCTTAGCATCGCGAACTTCATTCAGTACTATTGATCTGATTAAGTCATCAGGTAGATGAACCTCTGCCATGAAAGGTTTTTCTTGAACTTCTTGCATATTTACACCTCATTTAACATTGAAATCAGTAAGATTCTTAATGATTCCTTTTATTGATTTATATTTCATTAACAAATAAGTAACTAACATTCCTGATCCAATCATCAATACAGACCAGTTAATGGTGCTTAACGTTGAATAATTCCAATGCATAAATTAATCTCCTTTCGTTTGATATACTTTCCCTAGAAGGGAGGTGAAAATAATGGATATGATTAAAGCAAAACAGTTAGAATACGCACTGGATATTTATCATGAATACGCAACTACTCGTGACAATCCTATTAACGATTATCCTGACTTTAAAGTTATATGGAACTACAATGGACAATTGATAACATGTAACACTTATAGGAAACAAGGTGATAATCCAATTATCAAAGAAACACGCAATGGTAGCGACTTTCGGACAGTAATACCAGATTTCAGTAATGAATCAGCTAATGATCCGTTTGTAACAATACGGCACGAAATATTTAATAAACTTTTGGATTATATACAAAGCTATCTATACCTATACAAGAATCCTGAACATTTATTAAACTTCTTAATTGAAGAAGTAAATCAACTAAAAGGTTGTGATACTGAAAATGTTGATAAAAGTACGCTTTACAATGTTCAAACAGTTAATGACAATACAGCGTTAAAGTTCATGATGATTGATGAGAATACAGATTTAGTACCTGTATCACTTATTTCAACTTTAAAAGATTAGTTTCATAATGTAATTTGTTATACGCATATTGAAGTCCCATGTACGCTTCTTGGTACGTGAGACTTTTTTCTTTAAGTAAATCAACTACCTCTTCACCAATATCCTTTCCTGCCCCAAAATTCATGGCATTCATATCTTGAACATCAGGAAATTGTTCTAAATACATATGTCTTTTAGTTTTAATTTCTTCTTCCATTTCTCTCACAATAATTAAGCCTCCTTCAAAAATTTATTAACAAAGTATGTCTGTCCCTTACCAGTAACTTTGGGAGTTCTAGTAACTCGAACTGAACCATCAGGATTGTTGTATGTACGTTCTTTAATCTCAAATATCTTCAAATCCATTGATCGTTGAGTGGGTAAATTTCTATCTGAACGATTACCAGCAATCAGGTAACCACGGTTACGCAACCATGCAAATAACCTCTTAGAACCGATATCTACACCATTCTGATTGAGTAACTTTGCTAACTCACCAATCAGAATACTTGTATCGCTAGTCTCAACTGCATTGGCAAAAAGTACCTTTGGTTTCATTCTTTCATTTGCAATTTTTAGTTGAGCATTCTCGTTTTGAAGAATTGCATACCCTCTTTTGACAATTTCCTGAGGGTCATTCCATTTTCTTTGAAGATCAATAAAATATTCCCTGAATTGAGAACCCTTTGATGTCTTGCTTAGCATTGCTAAGTGTTCAGCCATATTAATGGTTATTGAATAATCATCAACCTTACGAATAGCACCGTTATTAACAAGCGTAGTTCCAACTACACTTGTGTAATCTATTCCCTCTTGGAACATTTTGAAGTTTTGATTTACCCATAAACTAAATCTTGTTTTTACTTCTAGCCCTTTGTAAAGCTCACGAGCATCAACGACTTGTTGATCATCTTTTACAGTTACATTTATTAATGAATTAATACTTACACCTTCTTTATTGATATACTTGTCTTAAAAAAGAGATGACAACTTTGGATTTATCTAAATTTGACTGGATTGCTATTGGATCATTAATCATTTCACTACTTAGTTTTATTTACACATTCACTAAAACAAGAAAAACTATCAACGTAACTTGGGACGACAATCTAATTGAAAATCCCCCCGATTCGACCTTTATAATTGATCCAAACGGAAAAACACCAACTTTCACTCACGTACTTACAGGTTCAATTTCAATCGTTAACCCTAGTTCAACAGACATATCGTATTTTGATTTAAGAATGTTTGACCCCTTATCAAATCTCAACGTTGAGATCATTACTAAAAAAACTGTTCAACCATATATAAAAAGTAAGAATATCTATCAATTCTTAGACAACCAATACGACAGATTCCAACAAATGGATGTTCCTGAAAGAAAGTTTGGAATATTGAAAAGTAATTCATACACAAAGATTGACGTAATTGGTGACTTTGATGTACTTCCAGAAAAAATGAGTAATGTAGAAAAACTGACCGCTTCGTTTAAGATTCCCAAAAGAGCCATTTTTAAGGATCGATATGCTATTACAAACAGAAAAAAGTTTAAATATTACTCAAAAACCTATGACATTACTGGTTGGAAAGCACGCTGGCAATCAATGATAAAAGAGCAACAACAAATGATATTAAAGGCAAAGAAAGATGTGCAAAATAAGCAACAAGAACAATAATTGTAACCACTACAAACGTAATTAATATTGAAATAATAAAATCCACTTTTTTTCTTCCTTTCGGTTAATCATCGAGTAATACAATCAATGTGAATCTGGAATACTTTTAGTTTTAGAAGCTAGCTCATTAGCCAATGAGTTAGCTTCTTTTAGTTTCTTGATCAACAAATCAATATCGGTAAAATCTACATCTATTTTCAATTTGTTTGGTTCCATTCATCTCACATCCCTTCTAATCTACAAATCATTGTTATAATTTAGTTAATTCAAAATATTGGTGGTGATATAAATATGGATGACGTAGTATTCACAGTAGAGTTTGATGGTACTGATTCAAACGAACGTGCGAATGAACTATTGTCAAAAAATTGGAAATTGCTACATGTTGGAACTAAATGTGTTGATATCATTGACTCAACAAATCAAGTAGATTACGAGACCTCATATGTCCTTGGTGCAAACAAGGAACAATATGAAACTTACAAGAATGAAATTGCCGAAAGTGAAGCCAAATTCAAAAAAGAATTCGGTGAATAACAATCCTCCCTTTGCCACTTATCTGGTAAAGGGCTTTTTATTTTCCATCGATTTCTTATACACAAACTTGTCAACACATATCAAAACGTCATTGATCTCATAAGGTGTCAATCCTGATGAGCTGACTTGATTAATTATCTTTTTCAATAATCGATTTTGATTCACATCTAAAGATTGAATACCCAAATCTTCATGCCTGTAATTCTTATACACAGGTAAAATATTCATTTATCTCACATCCCTTCTAAGATATTGCTTTACGTTGCTTTTTGGGAACGATTGGGGCAAAAAAAATTTGAATATCATTATAATGTCCCAATTCCTTTGCCACATCCGCCAATTCATCAGCCCCAAATGGAATGATACCATTTCTCGTTTTATATATGAAGATCTATTCATTCCGATTCTTTTTGCTAATTCATCTTGAGTCATACTCTTAGCAATCCTCTCAGCCTTGATTCGGCGTGTGTTTACTCTCATGGGACCACCTCTCTTTCATGTCTATACTTTAACCTTTATCGTTCCCTTTTGTCAACACTTTATCATCTAAAAATACATTATTGTGCTTTTTGGGAACTTTTTATATTGTTCCAATTGGGAACATCTGTTATTATATGGTTATTGGAGGAAATTGCTTATGAGAAATAACGATGAAATTGTCAATATACTAACAACTGCTCGAAAAAAGAAAAAGATTTCAATAAGCGAATTAGCCAGAATGACAGGAGTAGCAAAATCTTCACTTTCAAGATATGAAAATAAATCTAGACAATTTCCATTAGATCAAGTAAGTAACTTTTCTAAAGCTCTCTCACTTAGCCCTGAATTTGTTCTTGGCTTTAATGATAATGAAGATGAAATAGATAATAACTCCATTAGTAAATCAAACAATTATAACTACTTCGATACCGGTATATCTGCAGGGATGCTGATGGAAGTTGATCCATTTACAAAAGATGATGTTCAGCAAATTACTCTTTCAGATGTAATCATGGGTAAATACGCTGGTGATCAAGACATAATTGTTTCCCATGTAAATGGTGAATCCATGAATCGTATCTTGCCTGATAAATCGTTAATAGCAATTAAGAAGTTTCATACAATCGATGACCTTAGGGATGGCGATATTGTCGTCTTTCAAGATGGTGGTGATATGTCTGTTAAACGATTCTACTTCGATGACAACAGTCGGATAGTGACTTTCAGTCCTGACTCCTATGATTCTTCATTTAGACCAATTAATTATCGCTACGAAGATTTTGGCAACGTCCGAATTGTTGGTAAGGTTGTCGTTTATACGGTTGAAATTTAACAAATGCAAATGAGGTCTTATTATGACTAAAGAAAAAAGAACAGTTGATCTTCGGCGTGTTCTATTAGAAGCCTCTGCTGAATGTTTTGCAAAGAGACATATCAAATGATTCAATGGACGTGAATACTGGGGTGAAGATGCTATCCAATATGGATACAATCTAATAGCATTCACACAAGTACTAGATCGAAAGTTCCATGTACACAATTAAATTTCTATTGTCCAGATACCGATGACATAAAAAGCTGAATACACTGTTATAAGGGGAATAACATGGTAAAAGTTGAAATTAAAAAGCCATATGATTCATCAATCACATTAACTGATGGCTATGCAATAATTGAAAGATTTGGAATGGATTCAGTTATTGAATATGGTCCTGAAAAAAGACAAGATATTTCTTTAGACAAAATAAAATCAGTTAGTTATAAGGATGCTGACGAAACAGATGGGTATCTAAAAATAATATCGACAGATAATCAAAGTGTGTCCGTACCATTCAGTGATCAATCCTTAAACGATGATATGAATAATATTAGTACCATTCTTAAGAAGAGTATTAAACCTGAACCAGTCGAAACTGATTCCAATAATAACGAATCAAGTGAAAAAGTATTCTGCTACAAATGTGGTAAAAAGATAGATAAGAACGTTGTATTTTGCCCCTACTGTGGTACTGAGCAAAATCATCCATCTTCCAATAAATCACCTTCAATAACAAATAACGATAACTCCATAGATGATCAGGAGAAAATCAATCCTAATTCATCTGCTTGGATAGCTCTGGTAGCAGTCGGCTGGGTAGTATTTGCAGTATCTATAATTCCTGCATTTAGCTGGCTACAGTTCGTTTCATTTATCTTGGGTATAGTTATTCAAAATGCATTTCCATCTCATAAGGGTGCTGGTATGGCTATCTGGATTGCATCTGCTGCTATATTTGGAATTTCATTTATGTTTGGATTCTTAACTGCACTTTGATGGTTTGCGCAAATAAAAAAGCCCTGTACTAATGTACAGAGCAAAGATTAATTTACTATTAAGAGATAATATTATTACTTCTTAAATATTTTAATGCACCACTGTCCAATTGAAGCCAATGAATATACTCACCATCAGATAAATCAACAACTGGATCCCCTTGCAATAAATGAACTAATAATTCTTTGGTTATATTGGGTTTATCATCATATTGCGAATACATCCCCTCTGTATCTGCAATATCAAATACATCATTACTATTACTTATTGGAAATATGTCGTTGGAAGGAGTCATAGTTATCACCTCTAATAAAAAGAATAAAAACAAAACACGTATTGATAGATTACCAAGCGAAGCTAAAGACCAACTTACTGAATATATTGAAGATTTAATCGATGATGCTGACAGATATGATCATGGTGAATTAAAAAAGATTAAAAGGTCATCGGTAATTTTAAGATCATTATACTATGATACAAAATTTTCACATAGCTTATTAAAACAAATTGGTGATAAAGAATACATCAAAATGGATTCCTATTCCAATAATAAAAATGAGAATGATGTATATTACGGAAATATCTTTACAGCTTCCTTTGAAATTAGAAGTAAAAAAAAGTACCTCTATACCTTTCTCTTTCATCCAACTAAAGAACATCCTAAAAGAATAATTCATTTTGATAATTGGCTTAATGGTAATGTCATAACACTTGCAAATACTCAAATAACTCGAAAAGAAGTAATTAGAATAATGGCCAATCAAGATGGCGGCGCTCATTTTGATCCTAAAATTGATAATGTTTATTCAAAGTTACAAAGAGGAAAAATTGGTTGGCAATACGATAAAATGAGTAAAGAAGCATCGCTATTTTTGTTTGGTACACCTGACGAATCGCCAAAAAGTCCTGAACATATTGAGAATGCCATAATGAGACAAATAGTTCATGAAACAATAACATCATTAATCAGGTGGTATAAATTACCAATAGAGTATAATCCTGACTTTGAATTTCTATGGCAAAGAAAACTAAATCGCATAGGTTTTCAATTTACCGCTACACAGAAGTAATTTATATTTAAAAGATGCATTAAATTAAATACTACAATAAGTCTCAAAATTCGTAGGCTTATTTATTTTTACCCTATTTCACTGAAAGGAGGTGATTTACATGTTTGTAACAACTAAAAACTATCAAGGAGGTATATTAAATGGCTCAAATATTTCAAAATAAAGCAACTAGACTATATGGTTTCCGTATCTTTTACTACGATGAGCATAAGAAAAAGCAGTCTATTCAAAGAACAGACTTCAAACGTAAAGTAGATGCAATTAATGCTGCAGCAAGATTAGAGATCCGTAAAGGAAACTCAAACTTACAAAAAGCCGAACACATTACTTTCGAAGGATTCTTTAAGGAGTGGATGAATACTTATAAAATCGATAGATATAGTGAATCTACTGATAACAAGTATAAGAATGCTCATTTGTTTATCAAAACTTTCTTTGGAAATAAGTTATTAAAAGATATGACCAGGATGGACTATCAACGAATGATTGATACCTATTCCCTAACCCACGTGAAAGATAGTATTTATAGATTAAATGGATACATTAACTCATGTTTAAATGATGCCATTGATCAGAAACTAATAAATTCTAACTTCACTAGGAATGTTGTCATAACTTCTAAGAAGAAAGGAAAATCTAAGGAGCTCAAATACCTGCAGTATGATGAGACTCAACATCTCAAAGCTATGGCACTTGCTAATGCATCTATATTTAACGTATCAGCATATGAGATACTCTTTGCCCTTGGAACTGGTGCTCGCTATGCCGAAATAGTCGGTATGACCTGGGATTGCGTGGATCTAGATAAAAATATCATCGACATCAACAAAACATATGATTACAAAAAAAGAACCGGCTTCCTACCCACTAAGACGGAAAGCTCGGTTCGATCTATAACCATATCACCAGAATTAGCAACACAGTTACATAAGTTAAAGATAGAACAAAAAGCATTATTTCTCAAACAAGGATTCAAGAATAAACTGAATCTGGTGTTCATGAATTATCAACACTACGTCCCGTCCGATACTGCAGCTAATAAAAAGCTACGTAGTTACCTACTATCAGACAAGATCAAAGCTAAGAATTTGATTGGATTCCATGGTTTAAGACATACACATGCTTCTATACTCATTGGACAAGGATTGACCTTAGAATACGTTTCTCAACGTCTAGGACATTCTAACGTTGGTATAACATCACGGGTATATGTCCACTTACTAAATAACTACCGTGAGAAGGAAGATGCCAAGGCAATTAAGGCGTTAAATGATCTATAA